TCGTTGATGATAAACCAAATCGTAACAATCATGCCGATACAGTAGTTAATCCGCAGGTCGATTCCGCAGTTGACAAGTGCCGAGCTGATGAGATAGTCGGCAACAATACCGACCGCTACGGCTATGATATAGCCTACCTTTTTGATAATGCCTGTTACACCGACACGGCTGTTAAGCGTGTGGCTGATATATGCCTGTGCCATTCCTGTTGCATAGTCGATGAGCATTACTGCAATCATTACCGCAAACGGCACAAGCAAGATGTTAAGATATGCAACAATAGCACCGCATACCGTGGCAAATAATGCCTGTAAAATGTTTTCTTTCATCGCTTACACCTCGCTTTCTGTCGGCTCTTCGACTGTCGGTGCTGTCCCCCAAACAGCCATTACTGCGTTGTAGTATTCATCAGACAAGACTTTTCTTATCTGTTCTCTGCCCGTCTTGCTGTTCATATATGCATTGCGGATGTTTCCGCCGACCTGCATTTCTTCACCGTTAAAGGTCAAAAACTGCTGTCTGAGTACCGACACGCTGTCCTTTGTGAGCATATCGAGTGTGATTTTTTCTTTAAGTTCCATTTTTCATACCTCCGTTATTTTTATATTTTGTAAATCAAAGAAAAGTTTACCTGCTCATCAGCGACGAAATTATAAGCCTGTTTATTGAGCGGAGTAAACTGCAACCAAGCCGATTTATTTACACTTCCTCTGAACATTCCGCCGTTTTTGCTTATGCCGATATCATGAACAATCACATCCGATTTGTTTGAGAAAGGCATATTGAGCAAAGCTATTGTAGATGTTCCGCCTAAAGTTGTTGCGTTCATAATGACGGTGACATTTACAATAACGATATCACCAATCTTTTCATAGATGCATGTTGCAGATTTTATTTTATCAATCAGAGTAGAGTATGGAGTAAGAGTAGCTGTACCATATTCAAGGTTTGAACTATCCGCTTTTGCATTAAGCAGATTATTAACCTCATCAGATGAGTAACTATTTGAGATATCCCAATAGTACTCCTCAAGGTATTTGATTGAAGGATAGTTGTTGGTATCATTAGTAACACCCAAACGACTGTTTACCTTGTTTGCAAGAACCTCTTTTTGAGCAAGAGCATTGTCGGTTGTGGTTGCATCTGCTTTGTTACGCAGGTTTTGCTCTGCACTTTGCAATCTACTGTCAATTCTGCTTATAATCGGTGTCAATGCCTTGTTTTGGAGTGGATTAACGCTTGTCGCCGATAACTCTGTGTCGGTTAATATTGCTCCGCTCTCGGTCAAAGCGAGAACACGGGACAGAATATCCAACAACTCGGGATAGTAGTCGGAGGTAGTGATGTCACCGTCATAATCGCTGTGGGTGTTAATTACAAACGGCTGTGTAGAGTAGGTACGAGTTCCGTCTGTAAGCACAATTTTAGCAACCGTTCTACCGGCGGATGAAAGCATAGCTTTATCTGTAGTTACAGTAACAATATTTTTTGCTACTGTAGCATTTACAGCAAAATAGTTACTACCGCTTTTACCTTTGCACACAGCTGTCGCACCTGTTGCATCATAAGCTTCGCCATCAGCGGTAAGGCTAATTTTAATCTGTCTGCCAATGTCATATTGCCCTGCTGAGATTACTGTGGGAATCGCCTGACAATTTAAATCAAGCGTAATTTTAGCAACATAATCATTCATTGGTCTGCTCCTTTTCCGTTGCTGTAACCTCGCCTGTGAGTTCCGCAATCACTTGTGATTTGACATCCACGAGCACTGATGACATTATGCCGTCAATAAGGCTTGCCGGGAAGCCGTATTTACTTACAATTGCATTAACAGCGGCAATAAGTTCAGACCGTGCTGATTGTAACGATAACGGACTAAGTTTCGTCTGCATTTTTATCCTCCTTGATATCTACCGAATGAATATCTTTTGACTTTTCACCTGGTCTTGATTTGTCATTCTCAGATATTTCTTTTGTATTGATTATAAAATCCATTTTGCCTCCTTATAAAGTAAGGGCAGTCAAAATACCGTCCTTAAATGTCATTTTAAAGGCTCGCCATGTTGCAGCTCTACCATCATTGTGGTACGATTTCGCATAATAACCGCTAATGGTATCAGTGATTGCTCCGCCCTCGACTGACCAATCAACAAGTACTGCATTGCGTAATTTGTTATTGTGTAAATTCAAATCACAACCTGTGTGTAATTGATTAGCTGCCAAACTTCCGACCGTTTTTGCAGTGTAGGTAAACATCATTGTATAAGCACTGTCAGAGCTATTAACAAGATAGTTCCAGCTCATAAAAGCACCGCTGTTTTCCAAATCAAATGTTAAAGCTCTTTTGCTATCGTCTTTTGCATAACAGTTTGTACCGATTTTACCCACCTCAGTGCCTTTGTAGTAAAATTCTTGACCTGCTGAATTTAGCGACATTAGCTTTTTGCCGTTATTATCAAAAATATCATGTCCTGTTGATGACAAACTCATCAGCTTTGTATTTTGAGAGTTATATATATTTAGTTGTGCGTTTTCAAACTGTATGCGTTCAGAGATATTATTCCACGCTATTCGCACATCACTTGCAGACTGTTGAAGTAGAGTGCTCCAACGATCTGAACCGACAACCTTGTTGACTTCAAAAAATAATCCCTCGGCGGTCTGTGTAATCACCGAACTGTTGAGCGAACTTGCCCATGAATCGGACACATGAAGAACGGTTGTGTCTAAGTCCTGTTTAATCTCATTTACCTTGTTATGGTCGTGCAAAGTTTGTGCATCAAGGTCAGTAACCTTGTTTTGTAGGGTTTGCAACTTCCCTGTTACTTTGGCTGGCACAGTTGATAAAGTAACCGTGTTAAGTGTTGCATCGGCAGGGTACTCTTTAATCTCTACAATACGGTAGTTAAGCCTCGTCTTGCGTTTACGGTCAATCAAGGTCACAATATCGTACAAATCAAAAGCAAGCACATCACCGTATGTGTCGGGCAATGTTCTCGCAAGGTCAATAACCTTAGCTGTGTAGGATTGCTCCGGCACAGCAAGCACGGCAAGCTTTGCTTTGGCATCATCAAGCAAGGTTTGCTTGTTTGTATAGCGTTCATCTCGCCATATAGCTGAAATGACCTTGTCGGTATAGCTATGATTTTCAATGTAATTTTTGCCATTGTTTAGGCTGGCTATACTTAAATTATCTTTACCGTATGGATAAAGTCTTGTAACCAAACTTGTGGTACTGCCTTTGTAAGTCATATCGCTCAAATTAAGCTCATCGGTAAAGTAAGTGCCTGTCGGCTCGGTGTTGTTGTACGGCTTGATGCAGTAGATAACCTTGTTAATCGTATCAAAGCGGTAGCGTGTATTGTACGCTGTCGAGTTTTGGCAGTAGTCAAGGATATCAAGCGTGGTAACATCAGTCAGCTCAAGCGTTCGGCGAGCTGGCACAAGGTCGGCATCAACTATAGTCCAACCTGTGCCTTTTAAAATCTCCGAGCATACGCTTGAAAAGCTAACGGTGCTCTTATTATAGGTCGGATAAACATTATAGTTGAGTCCCGTGAGGTCAAGCTCACAAGTAATGGTGCTTACCGTTTTACGCTCATTGATGCCGTTTATAAGGTAGCGCTGCCCGTCATACTCAACTGAGCCGTACAAGGCAAAGTATCTGTACAACTCATGGTCAGGCGATATATCAAACTGTAATGACATCAAACCGTCCTCTGAACGAGTGCGGAAAAAGGTGCTGTCAATGTCACGATAAACCTTTATTTCTTCACCGTAAAATACCTTTAAAAACATCTTACATACCTCCTAAACTAAATGTAAATCGGTGTGTAAGACACCGTTATGCTGACATCAGATGCAGACGATGTTATCTGATTTTTGCCCGGTTGCAGAACAGGGAAATCAATCAAATCACTGTCGCCAAACTTATTTTTGCCGTCTGCAGTAATTAATCCTGACACGCTGTCAATAACAATTTTTGTGCCGACTGCTATATTTTTGATAGTAACGCCCTGCAAAGTTACCTCAGATTTCGTGTTAGCATACTCAGCCGTAATTATAGGTAGTGTAGCCGTGTTGGAATTGCAAATCATATAGCTGTTTGCTTTTATAATCTCACTGATAGGCTTTGCGTGACGAACAGCATTAAATGTATATGTAACATCATGCTCACCACTGCTATCAAAAGTTGCGGCAGCAATGCTGTTGACAATTGCCGTATAAATAAATCCGTCAGGGAGAGCAATTTCAACTACTTTGCCAACAAGCAAACCCTCAAATGCGGTTATATTTTCGGTTGCTATTGCAAGGCGGTCTGATACCGTCAAACCTTTTGCATTGTCACCAAGATAGTGAGGATAAAAAGTCAAGGTCAAAGACAAAGTCCTTGTGCCGGGGACAGCCGAAAACAAGGTTGGGGCAGTCAAAATACTGCGAGAGGCGGAAAGGTTATTTGTAACGGTTGTACCGCTAATAGAATAACTTTGTAAACGAGCATTGTATGCAGAAACATCAACGCCGTTAATTGTCATTTCATTAAGCATTATCTGTCCTCCCATGCAAGTTCTTCGGAAACATACGGAGTAAGGGCAACCGCTGTTTCTCTGCCGTCAATGTTGATTGAGGTGTGTATGTCACCTTTAAGCTTATACTTACGCTTGTTATCATCGCTCATCAGCTCGACATTGTGGTTGACATCAGCGGTAAATTTGGATCTAAGCATTGACTGTCCTGCAGACACAGCCGCCCTCATCTTGCTGACTAAACCGTCAGCTGAAACACCTGCCTGCATACGCTCGGTAAATGTGGATGCCACCGTGTCAGCCTGCTTATAAAGTTTGGGAGCTTCGGCATCAAGTCCGTTTTCGCCACCTTCGAGCGTGTAGCCGAAAATCTTTTTAAACACTTTTGAGGGGGAGTGTTCATCAAACATTTTCTTAAAAATATTGATAACACTGCCTGCTATCTGAGAAGCCTTTGAAAACAGCGAATCCTGTTTTTCTGATAAACCAGTTTCCGCTCCCTCCATAGCATCTATAAAGCTTTGTTTAGTGTCTTCATCAAGGTTATCAAACGCTCCTAAAAATGCAGAATTTATTCCTTTAGCTTTTGTATCTGTTTCTCCGGTATATTGTTCATACAAACCCATTAAAGATAGAAATGCAACCAACTGATCTTGGTATTTTTCATCAGATAAAGCCTTACCTTGTTTGTTTCTTATTTCACCGAGTTCTTTACTGTACCGTGTATTTTCTTCTTCTTCGGCTTTTTTCTTAGCTGTAAGTGCTTGACCTTCCGCAATACCCTTTTGAGTATCAGTTAAATTTTTTCTTTCTATTTTATAAATCTCAGTATTATAATTACTTGCTATATCAATAAGTTTTTGTTTATGTGTTTGCTCGGCATCGCTTTCATCTTGATTTAATCCTTTTAAATCTTTAGTTGTACTCTTCAACGCTTCTGCTCGATTATAATAACCGTCTTTAATAATTTTAAGAGTATCCCCAGCCTCCTTATTGGCTGCACTAACGGCTTGCTGATAGCTTGCTTCTGCGGCTTTAACATCAGCATCATGTTCCTTTTGTGAGTAATCACTATCCGTTTTCAACCTCAAATCAAGCAGAGCTACTTCTTCGGTATATTGCTCGTATGCTTTATCAATTACCGCTGTACGAGTTTCTTCGGCAGAGTTGGTGAGTTTTTGTGCTCTTTGCGTATATTCTTCAAGTGACAAATCAGACGCCTCGTTGAGAGCCTTAGCCTGAGTTGTAACAACCCCTTGCTTTGCTTCTTCAATAGCAAGTTCTTGATCCGCAAGTTCGTGCATTTTGGCGAAAAGGTCTTCAAGTCTTTGAATTTCACCGCCGGTTAATTCTTTTCGATTTTTCGAGGCAGTTTTACAAATCTCTGTAATTTCGGATTGAACATTGTCCATATTTTCGGACAACTTTTGTTTTTCATCATCGGAAATAAGGATGCTTTCATTGAAGTTATCAAAGATACTGCCCGAGTTTTTAATATCGTTCATAAAATCGCCGAATTTTGAACCAATATCCTCATATGACGAACCAAGGTTATCATTTGCCGACTGTAAATTAGCCTCCGCACTTGCAAGATCGTCCGTTGATTGAGTTGCATCACCATTGGCGGCAGAAAATGCAACAATACCGGCTGTCAGTGCTGTTATTCCCGTCAAGATAAGCACAGCCGGATTGAGTGACATTGCCAAGTTCCAAGCATACTGAGCGGCTGTGGCAAGTGTAATCTCGCCCGTTAATGCACCGACTGCAATTTGTTTAAGCGTTATAGTGCCGAGTGATGCAGCTTCGGCAAGGCTCTCCGCTGTTACAGATGCGGCATGTGATTTAACGAGAGCTGTGATAGACGAGATGATTTTCCAAGCTTTCCACGCCGTGATTGCTGTAGTAACAATAGGCAAGAGTATATTGAGGTTGTCGGCAATCAAGTCAATAGCTTTTGCAAGCGGTGGTATAACCACTTTTGCAATGTTAGTAATAGTTTTGCCGAGGTTAATCAATATGGTTTTAACTGTATTGATAGCTTTTTTAAGACCGCCATTTTCAAAGGATTTTTTGATAGTGTTAATTGCCTCTTTAACGGGGGTTTGCAGTTCTTTTGGCAGGAGCTTAACTAAGTTTTTAGTTAAAGCATCTACGATACTTTTTGCCGCAGACAGTAGATCGGGAGCACGGTCACTTATGCCTTTAACCAATGTTTTTACGATGTTTATAGCAGCTTTAACAAGTTTTGATGAGTTATTTGCAATACCATTAACAAATGCCTGTAAAAATGACATAGCTGCATTAATCATCTTAGGTGCGGCTTCAACAGCTTTTGTTGCAAGCTCACCGAAAATAGAGCCAGCTTCTTCAATCATTCCCGACAAGCCACCTTCGGTAAATGCCGTGGTTAACCTATTGACATAGTTCTGAGCTTCCTTTGCGGCATCGGTCAGAGGCTCGGACATACTTTCGTATATTTCTATACCTAAGCCTTCAAGTCCTGATTTAAGAATCACAATCTGCCCCTGCAGATTGTTCTGCATCGTATCAGCCATTTTTTGAGCTGAGCCGTCTGCATTATCAATGTTTTTAACAAGGCTGTTGAAATCCTTATCACTCGCATTGATGATAGCAAGCATACCCGACATAGCCTCTTTGCCGAAGAGGGTACTTGCAGCTGCTGTTTGTTCTGTTTCAGATAAACCGCTAAACTTTGTTCTAAGTTCCTTGATAACATCAATTAAAGGTAATGCTTCGCCATTTGCATCGGTCATACTAATTTTATATTTTTTCATGACCTCTGCCATTGCATCAGTCGGTGATGCAAGGTTTGACAGGGCAGTTTTAAGACTTGTACCAGCCATACTGCCCTTTACACTGGCATTAGCCATAAGTCCGAGTGCAACAGACACATCCTCAACACTATAGTGCATCGCTCCTGCAAGAGGAGCAACATACTTAAAACTCTCACCGAGCATTGACACATTAGTATTTGCAGAGCTTGATGCTTTAGCAAGCACATCGGCAAAATGGGTGCTGTCAGATGCCTTTAAGCCAAATGCAGTAATTGCATCTGTAACAATATCTGAGGTCGTCGCAAGGTCAAGACCATCTGCAGCGGCAAGTGACATAATACCGTCAATACCATTGAGCATTGATGTTGTGTCCCAGCCTGCCATAGCCATATATTGTAGAGCCTCGGCGGATTCAGATGCAGAAAACTTAGTTTTAGCTCCCATTTCTTTGGCTTTGTCTGTAAGGCTTTGCAGGTCTTTTCCGCTTGCACCGCTGATAGCCGAAACCTTGGACATAGCCGCCTCGAAAGATGAGCCTACAGTTGCCGCTGCTGTTGCTCCTGCTCCAAGAGTTGTAGCTATACCGGCAAGCGTTGTTGTTATTGCAGACACACCTGTTTTGGCAAGTCCTTTTAATTTATCAATACCCGTTTTAAAACCACCGGTATCAATTTTGGTGTCAATTTTAATAGAGCCATCGTATGCCAATATCTCACATCCTTTACTGTGAGGTCATCGGCATCCAATGGCTCTACTTGACCTGATTATTTTTTATCGTTTAATACGATTTCAAATAGCCTTTTACAATTACGCCCTTTACAGTATGTAAAAATGCCCCTACACCTTGACGATTTGTCAAAGTATATGGGCATTTCGTATCCGCAAAAAGGGCATTTAATTTTTTGTTTGTTTTTCAATTTATCACCTACGATAAATCATATTGATTTTTACTTGTTAATTTTGTTTTAACACTTAAATCTAATTCATTTTTCGGTACTTTAGAAGTGAATTCAAACTCAGCGTAACCGCTGGTTTCGCCTTCAAATTTATATACATATGTATTTATATAATAATCATCAGTTTCGTCTTTTGATTCTGATATCTTAGTACCTTTTCCGCCAACAATTTCTTCAACTTTAAATATGGTCATTCCCATATTTATTTGGTCAAACTCATCTTTGCTGATTCCTGACGGGTCGTTTTTAGCTCCACAGGCTGTGCAAGTCAATGCTAATAATGCAATAGTTATAAAGGATAGAATCTTTTTCATAGCTGTACCACCTCAATAAATTTTATATACACATTATACAAAATCTATATGAGTTCGTCAACAGATTTTCCTGACAACAAAGCCTCTTCGATAGCATTGTATTTTTCCTGCACCGACTGCGGCAGAGGCAGGGCATAGAGTTTTTTCATTCGCTGATAAAAATTGCGGTCTGCCGTTGACATTTTAGGAGTAATCGGCATACTGCGATACCCCAAGATTCTGACAAACATACAATCGGCGTTAAGGGATTGAAACAATGCTCTGAACTTCCACCAATGCAAATTTGCCTCGTTGAGGTCAATGCCGTACTGCTCTTTAAATGCCGCATAGATATAGCCGTCATCAAAATTGTAATCAAATACAGCTTTATCATTGCCACCGCCCGAATGCTTTTCGGGTGGTTTTCCACAGCGATAAAAGTTTAAAATAGCCTCGACTGTTCCTTCGTTCATCGGGCAAGGTGTTCTGAATACAAGCTTCTGAATTTCTGCGAGTATTTCAGCCGATAGTGTATCATCAATTTGATTAGTAAGTATAAGCTCGAATTTAATCCACACTCTAAAGTCGGTGTTGATTTTATAATCTACACCCGACACGGTTATTGTATCGGGTGTTTTGTCACAAAGCAGATTCATTACTTTGTCGCAGGTTTAAGTGTCTTTTTGTAATGATTGTACTGCTTATGCCTTTTGCCCCTGTGGTTGTTGTTCATTGCAATTGCTCTGCTTTTATACATACTACCGAGCTTTGAGCCGAAAGCATTAACAGCCTTGATGACATCCTCGTAGGCATTGATACAGGTTGTAAGGTTTACGGTTTCGCCGAAAACCTTTTTAGCTGTACCGTCACCAAAAACCTCATCAAAAAAGTTAAAAACAGCCGTACACTGAGCACGGATAAGCTCTGACTGGCGTTTGCCCTCGGGCTGTAAATCATTCATTGCCTTTGCCACATTATCGTGAGCGTGTTCGTAACGCTCCATAACGAGTGCATCGGCAACATCAATGTCAGATAAATTTACACCATTAATAACCATATTTTATGCCTCCGAAGTTTTTGCTGTAAATGTCTTTGTGGCTGTGTCAAAAGTACCCTCGACGGGATCACCTTTTGCAAGGAAATTGCCACTGCAGCCCATTTCGCCGTCATCATTTGTAAAACTTGCCACCTCGACTGCAACACGGATTTTGCGTGCATGATATGTGGTCTTGTTACTGCCGCCTTCAACAGGCTGGTCAAGGTCAACGATAGCATAATCTGTTTCAGCGTCTGCACCTACAAGCTGCTTTTCACCGATATTGATGATGTAATTGATTGCGTCCTGTTCACGGATCTGGTCAACCTCAAATGCCGTAGTCCAATCATAACCGCTGATTGATTTTGTTGCAGATTTGTCGCAGACATACTTACGGCTCTTAGTCTGAGCCGCAGGTGACTCATCAAGAGTTTTTGCACCTACACCGAGGAGAGAAAAATTCGGTGATTTGTTTGTACCGCCGCAGTCAAGGTAGTTTGCCTGCATTCTTCTCTGTCTGATTACTTCGCTCATTATTTTTTACCTCCAATTTTAGTATATTTAAGTTGGCACTGTATTTGATATCGTGCCGATTTTGTGTCATTGTCGATTGCATACCCCGATGACAGCACCTTAACGGATAAAGGGGTTAAACCTTCGGGCAGTTTCGGCAGTTTGCCGTTTAAGTCCTGTTCGGCAATCCACTCTTCGAGCCGTTCATAAAACTCCAAATTTGCTATGTTTATTGATTCATCGGGACTGTAATTTTCACGGCTTGCAAAGATAAAGAGGTACTGGCATTTAGCAGAGCCGTCAATGTACTGCTTTAGTACAGTTTTGCACGGCACAACCTCAATGCTGTACTGTTCGGGGTCTTCGCCGAGATAGTCAACATTAAGGTCATTATCAACCTCTAATACATCGCAATCGGCAAACCACCTAAACAATGATTTAATTATTGATTCGTCCATTATTTGCCTCCGCTTTTTTCTTTGGCGGTTTTGATGATGTCATCAAGATGGTCTGCTTTCATCCGCTCAAACCAAAACTTGCCCCTTAGACCACCGCTTGCAGTACCCTGTTTACCTTTGCCTGCGTTTAGGTAGTAATTGGTATGTGCATATACAATATCGTACATTACCTCACCACTACCTATCTTTGTGCCACGGATACCGCTCTTGATAAGATTGCCGGTTTTAAAAGGTACATATGGAGTAGAACGGCGAAGGACTTCGCTGTCCACAATTTTTTGAACCTTGCCACTCGGCTCAAGACCACGGTCTTTAAGCATTGTTTCGGTGGTGTTAAAAAGCAGTTTAATAATCATTTAACCACCAATTTAATGTGTCTTGAAAAGGCACTTGCCGACAGATTTTCGGTGACCTGCGTAATCTGCTGACCGCCTGCATCAAGTATATCTTTAACCGTGATAACATCAAGGTCAAGATAGCCCTTAACGATATAGTCACCTTTTTTGAGGGTATAGCAATTGTCACTCTCATCAAGCTGTAAGGACTTATATGTTGACGGGTCAACATAGTGAGTAGTCTGCAAAACGCTGTCGGGGATACGGATAACATACTCATCAGATGCAGACACATTTTTGTCAGCAACAATAATTTGATCCCTACCGTGGTAATTAACTCCGTCCAAAACAGTTGCAAACCAAAAGGTTTCACGACCCTGCTTTTTAGAGCAAAACACGGTAATGCGTGTGTTGTTTGTGAGCATTATCTCACCCCCTGATATAAAAGACCTGTACCGCTTAACTCTTGTTTTATAGCCTTGTACATTGCTCTTTTTTCACGCTCTGCAAGCTCATCGGCATTGTAATCCTTGTATGTAACGCTGTAACCGTCCGTTGATTCAGACTTAATGCCTTGAGGGATATTTGCCACACCTTCACGGATTTCGGCAACCGCCTCAGCGGCGGCACAAACAGCGTTTTTCACAGGCTCGGTCACTTCGGAAATTTTTCCCATAACGACATAATTAAGAAAGCGTTCCGACTTGCGTGCATAGCGGTTAAATTCTTCGGCGGCTAAAGTACCGCCGAAAGAATCCTTGTAATAAGCATAATCCGCATACATTTTTAAGATACCTTAATGTTACGGAAAACACCGCACTTTGTTGTGTTTTTGAGAGCAACAGCGGCAACCATTTCAACCTCAGCCCTTTTAACCGCACCGGGGGTAGTAAGGTCAGGCATATGTGTTTTGATGATTGACGAACCGCTGAGGGAAACACCGTGGAAAGCATCAAGACCAAGCTGTACCGCATAAAGGTCGGTAAGACCTGTTATCTTTGAGCTTGATGCCCCTGTTTCGTAAATCGGCACGCAAGGTGCTGTTTTAGATCCGTCAAAGTAGTTACCCATATCGTAAAAAATGATACCGTCATAACCCTGAACAGTTTTACCGAAAGCGTCCTCGGCTCTTGTGAGGTATCCTGCACGCTGAGCAACGCTTTTGAGCTTAGCAATAATCTTGCTGTTGCCGAGCAGAAAAGTAGGCTTGCCGTCAATACCGCCGATAAACTCATTAAGCATATCAAGCATAAACTGATAGTTGCTTGTAACAAGTGCAGAGGTCGAAAGGTCAACTACTGTCTTGTCAGAACCTGCGTTGTACTCTGTGCTTGTACCCTTGAGCAGAGTTGAAAGACCGTCAAAGTCAACCGATTTATCGGTTTTTGAGCCGTTGATGCAGCAATTCTGGAAATAGTTTCTTGTGGCAAGAGTTTTCTGCTCAAGCTGGAAAGCAATCTCGTTTGTTGTTGCCTCCTGAATAACACGGTCAACCTCACTTGCACCGCCGAAGATTTTAAGATCAACGGTCTTTTTAACTTTCTTTGCTTCATTGGCTGTGTATTCACTGTTAATTTCTCTGCCTGCTGCTGTTGACGGTGTCTGGAGCTGGAGATAACCGTAGGTGAGGGTTGAGCCTCCGACACCCGGTGATACGGCATCATCAAAAGTAAGCTCATCCATAAACTGTGAGCCACGGCGGAGAGTATCAATAACCTCCTGTGTCACCTTGTCGGCTCTGCCGACGCTTGCTTCTGCTAATGTAATAGGCATTTTGTTTCCTCCTTATTTCTTGTAAAAATCTTCAACAGCGGATTTAATGTTAGAGCCTGATTTTGCTTTTGCTCCGCCTGTGGGTCCGCCGAGGTCAAGTTTCTTTTTGGGTTCTTCCTCTGACTTAAAGAGGAAAGGTTTTGACTGTTTCAGCTCTGCAAGCTGTTCGTCAAGTCCTGTGATACTGCCGTCCTCAGCCTGAGATACCTTTGACATATCAATGTTAGCCTTTACCGACACGAGGTCAGCCGCACCTGCGTTGTTGATTGCAGATTCAACCGCCTGTTCGAATTTGTAATCGTTGAGCTTTTTGTCACCCTCAGCCTGTGCCTGCTTAACCTTATCCTGCCAGTCGGGATCATAACCCTCAAGATTTGCGTTTGCACTTGCAAGCTGATTTGATACATCATCGTACTTGTCCTTTTCGACATACTGACCGCCTGCAAGGTTGCCGAGCTTAACATCTGCCGCATTGTTTACCTTTTCGGCAAACTGGTCAAAGGTTAAAGCCTCATCGCCAAACAGGGCTTTTAAAATTTCCATTAAGTCCATTTGTGTGCTCCTTTCAATTTTTTAGCAAATGTGTGCTCAATAAAATTTGAGCAATATTAAAAGCCCCCGAAATTCGGGAGCTTATAACCATAATCTGTAATTTTCGGGGTAAAAGTTAAAGGGATGTTCTAAACACCCCTTTAATACCCTTTTAAATTCGTTTAATTTTGTTTTTATTCAATCAACTATGTAACTTTACCTTTTAGCAATTAAAGCCGATACAGGCTTATTCTGTTAAAGTTTTAAAACTGAGCGGACATAATCAATATCTTTCTGAATAATAGGAATATCGCTCGGTAAAAGCTCAGGCTGAAATTCCCCCTTATCCCAACGCTTTGCATACTGAATAAAATCAGCTTTCATTCTGTCCGTCAGTATGTTGTGCTTAACTTCATATACAATAAGTGCTAAATGAAACAAAAACATATCCGGTTCATCGTCACATTCTGCATATAAAAGGGTATTTTCCAGTACCGCCGTTTTATAATTTTCTGCATCGGTATGATTAAATATTCTACTTACATCGTCATCAAGTTCAGTATAACTGTAATCAATCATATAGTTTCCGCCCTTTCCAAGAATACCCTGTATTATATATTCCCGATACAACATTTACTTGTATGTCTGGGTGTTTATTCATAAATTGTTCAGCGACATATTTACAGCTGTCGCACATTCCACGCTCGGAAAGCATATATATTTGTTTTATATTAGCATTATCATTATACCACATACTTTCCAAACTTTCAAATAGTTTTGCTTCTGTATCCTCATATGTAAAAGTTCGCAAAGAATCAGAGGAAGAATCGTTATATCTTTTACCAGTACCTTGTTCAACATCAAAAGTATGAAAATGTCGCTTTGTTGAATCCTCTTCTGTTATCGCTAAATGAGATTTATCACCTTGGTATCCTGCAAAGACTTTGTTTTCGATTTCATCCACTTTGTTTGCTTGAGAATGAGCAAAATAATATTCTCCGTTATATTCAAGAATTGCAAAATTACCTGATTGACTATATCTTCTCGGATATTTTTTCTGTTTTTCCCTCAAAGCTATTTGGTCAAGTTCATAAATCTTGTATGGTTCAATACTACCGAAATCAACTTTATAAAGGGCATTAACTTCTTTCACATGACGGTAAAGATGATATTCTTTACTGCCGTTTATGTAAGCTTTTCTGAAATCAGACGAACTAAGAGCTTTGTCACCCATATAGTATTTGTAATCTTTATAGAGTGCTTTATCCCTCTGTACGGATTTCTGAGCGGTACTCCTGCCAAAACCGTATTTCTGTGATCTTGAATAATCTTTAAGCAATCCTGTTTTTTCGCAAAAAGTATTCAGCTGCTCTTCACGATTTTTCAGTTTAACAGAATACCTATCGAAGTCCCTTTGCATAGCATTCCGTAAGGATTCGCTGTCGGTATTTGTTATACACTCATCCTGTGCGGCAAGTATGCGTTTCGTTTCACGGAGTTTCCGCTCCATTGCTCTTTGCTGTTGTTCTGCTTCATACAGCGTGTGCATTGAGCCGTCGGGATATTCAATGTTTTTAGCATTAAGTTCTTCAAGGTCTTTTGCCGAGTACATTCGACTACTACCCTCAAAGTACGGATACCAGTCATGCCGGCAGTTCCAGCCTTTGAATCCGTCACCTGTGCCGTAACCAATATCAGATAAGGACAAGTAACCTTTTTGACCGCTCAGGCTGACTATCTGCCCCTGCCAAGCCGAGTGGCTCGGTCGAGCTCCTGCGTGGGCGGTAATTTCCATAAGGTCGCAACCGAGTTCCTGTGCGTTCGCAAGGCATATCTGACCTGTGGTTTGACCTATGCCGGTCATAACATTACGGCGGACAGCAACATCAAGTCGGTCACGATGACCGGAGGGATAGATTACATACGCTCCGTCTTGAGCTACCTGTTTAATTGCATCGGCAATTGCCTGTTGCGGAGTAAACGCACCGCTTGATGCTTTTAACTCAGCAAGACTGCAAGCGTTGATAAAGCTCGTTTGTGATGACACAGCTGTGGTCAGAGTAAGATTGCTAAGATTGCCCTGTGTCTTTTTGTAGCCTGCCTCAAGTAATTGCATTTGCACATCGGACACCTTGAGTGACTTTGGATTTAAGCCGTTTTGTCGGTAAATCTCGTTGTCATACTCCGTAGCGGTCACTCCTGCATCTTCAAAGAGCTTTTTTAACTCTGATTCTGTCCTGTCGCTGTATTTTGCAACACTTGACAACACATCGGAGCGCAGAGTGCCAAGCTCCTGCATATGCTGTGCCTGCCATATGCCCGTGTCAGTCATTGTTCCTGTTTTTGCAATTCTGCGAGCAATGTCACGGACAATCTCCTCTTCAAGCTGTGAATATAGGTTGATGATATCATCGGCACAATGAGCAAGCTGTTCAGGGGTGAGCATTAAGAGCCACCGCCTTCATCAAAAAAACTTTGCACACCGCTTTCGGGTAACATTTCTGCCGCCTGTTTATCATCAACACCGTAACGCCACTTGAGATAATCGGTCTTTTTGCGGATTCCGCTGTTGACCTCATGGAGCTGTATTGCCTGCTCCTTGTCCTTATCTTCAAGCACGCCGTCGCCCCAATTAAAGCTAACTTCGTACTCTCCGCTTGGAGCAAGATTACAGGCATCAGCCATAGCATTACACGCATATATGTAGTCTTCGAGCACCGCCTCAAGTGAGTGTTGCATATCAGATACAGCCGTATAGCTACGCTGTTTTGATGCTTTGATTTCTTCCGCTGTCTTATCCACATTCTGCGGATTTGACAGAGTTCCGTAGGCAAGAGAGCAGTTAAACTCAATCTGTCTTTTTATTTCGTTTAGTCCATTTGAGTAGTTATCATCACGCAAAGTCGGGTTAAAAACTTCATAAAAAGAGTTATCTTTGTTATCGTCTGCATCAATGTTAAATTTGCGAAACAATCTATCACGGGTTGACGGTGTTCCGAGCGTATCTTCGCCCGGTCGCTGTCGAAGGACTTCTTCGCCGGCATCAACAGCAAGTTCGCCGCCTTCAAATTCCCACAAATATCTGTCCCACTGCAAGTCAGCCTCATTAAGCAGCTTAATTGCTCGGCTATAAACAGATACACCGAGAGGACTGTCACTTTCAATGTTGTTGGCAAAAGGTACAGACCAAAAAGCAAACAATGGACGGTCAACATCATTGATAACTATATATGGGTCAATTTTTGACCACATATCGCTGTCAAGATTTTCAGGTTTTATTTCCGCCCCGATGTTGTCGGGACTGGATGAAACAAAAAAGTGACTTTCAATCGTGTGCGATTTGTTCTCGTAACTGTAAGTCTGCTTTTCGACTCTTGTGTAATAGTTTTTGCCTTTTACCTCTTGATTAAAAAACACGGCAGCGGTAATTATGCCGTTGCTGTAATTAAGAGGGATAAACTTGTCCTGCGTGATGCAATCGGGGAGGATTACACCGTTTCTAACATACGGTTTAAACATTATACCGCCCACAGCACAACCTGCCTCAAGCCTTACCCTGAGCTGTTCAAGCAATCTTTCGTACTGTTCTTGTAAATAATCTGCTCGCTCTGAACCTGTTATTTCGCTCTCAAACTCTATCATAATTAACCGTGCAAATTCGGACGCTATAGTTGCACCGAGGTTAAGTGTCTTGTTGTGGCAATCTTTGCTCCAAGACGGCTCATCGGCATATATTTCAAGCCATACTTCCATAGCCTCTTCCATATTATCAAATTGATAATTGCTCGTAGCGTTTTCGGGGTCAAGTTTGTTTACAATACTCCTTAACCAACTTAAAAACACATATTTAGCACGCCCTTTCAACTGCTCACCTCCTTGTATTTAAATTCACGCTTTAGGACTGTATAAGCAAAATAGCGTATATCGTCCATTGCGTGGTCATTTTCCTTAACTACTTTGTCAACCTCAGCTTTATCGTCCCAGCGGTACATTCCGAACTCCTCTTGTGATGCCTTGCACTTAACGCCGATTTTAATTCTGCCGTCGGTCAGCATTTGGCTTGTAGTTCGGATACCGTTTATGACATCATTTTTCGCTGACTTAACAAAAAACTTGCTATGTCTTTTGATCGTAGCTTTAAAACTGGCGGCGGACGGGTCAATTATCACACGCTCTATATAGCGGTCACCTGCAAGTTTTTCGAGTTCCGCATAATGCTCTTCGTCAGTTCGCTGATAACCCTCTTTTCGGCTGTTGTAGTAGTATTCATCAACACGGATTGCCTCGTTGTCAGTTACGCACCACAGTCCCATAGAGCAAGGGTTAATAGTACCGTAGTCCATTGATATGTACCACCGTCCGACAAGCTCATCAGGGTTGCCGTCCCACAACTTTTCCTTGATGTGGTCGTTGTAATCCTGATAAACAAGACCTTCTGCAATAACCCACTCACCAAGAATAAAGCGGCGGTAAAAAGTGCCTTGATAAAGGCTGTAATACCGCTGTTTCACCTTATCGGATAATGATAGGTTATCGTCCATTAAAAACTTGAGCCTTAAAGCGTGCTTTTCAGAAGCCTTTAAAACCCACTCACGATAAAACCAATGGTTAGGGTTATCGGGGTTACAATTGAACCAAAACCTTGCACCCTCAACCGAGCAACGGGCAAGAGCCTGCTCAACAAATGACCTTGGCATCAGAGCAACCTCATCGAAGAGGACACCTGCAAGCGTAACACCCTGAATCAAGTCCTGTGAGCTTTCATCTTTACCGCCAAAAATGTAAAATGTATTAGATTTGCCGTCTTTGCTGATAGTCAGCAAATTTTCCGACCTCTTATCCTTGATATCGTAACGGTGTTTGAGCATATTGATGAGAGGCTTAATAACATTTCGCCTGCAAGAGCCTACGGTTTTACCGCATACAGCAAAGTTACAATCGGCAAATGTTGCCATTGCCCAAAAAATAAAAGATATGCTCATGCTTACAGTTTTTCCCGAACGAACAGATCCGTCTGCAATTATCGCATCATATTTATCCTTTATCCCGTCAACTTTCCACCAGCTCAGTACTTTTAACTGTTTCCTTGAAAAAGGCTTAAACTTCATCCTTAAAAGCCTCCTTGCCTGCACCTTCAAGTGCCTCAATCAATCCGTCATCAATGGTTGTTACTGTTTCCGGTTTAAAATAGTCGGCATACAACTTGATAGCCTGTGTGTCGCCGTTTCGACATTTATTTATAAGTGCCTGCCGAATTGCCGTCAGTTCGTCGTTTTCATATTTCGTAATAAGAGCATTTAATTTCTTTCTGAACTCTCTTGACTTAACAACTCCATAGGACAGAGCAAGTGACTTTAAATCTTCAACAATATTAAATTCCTGCTTCGTGTTTGTTTCTTTGAGCAGTTGTTCAAGTTTTGACAGCTTATTCATTTTGCACCTTCTTTCCGTTTTTTTGACATAAAAATAAACACCTTTTAACGGGTGTTTAAAAGCATTTTAATGTATATAAAAACAGCGGTTTGTGGTGTTAATTTTAATGTCAGCCATATGAACTAATTACCGGAGGGATTATCCATGAACGAACAAACCGCTGTTTTTAACTTGGGTATAGCTTCGCCATCCGCTAACCTGAGGTTATCGGTGACTTCGCCGTATGTCAGCCGTTGCATCGGGCGGAGACGAATCAATCCGCCGTCTGTTCGGGCATTTGTTCGGTAAACGATACTGTAAGCTCAGTCGGCTCACTTGCAAGGGTAATTTTGACCGTTGCTTTCTTGTATCGTTTCTGTACTTTCACAATTTTATCTTTATTCTCAGCCAAAAATCCGCTGACTGTTTCGTAACCGTCATCAGTGAATTTAAGCACCGAGGGAGTTTTCAAAAGTTCGCTCAAAGTCAAAATAAACTCTGATTCTGTGTCCGTAAGAGGGATAGGGCTTGTGCCACCTCCGAGCAATCTAATAATGTTCGGAATGCCCTTAAACACATAATATTTTGACCACTCGTAATCCATACGAACGAAAACATAGCCGTCAAAAAGTATATGCGGTTGGGTTATCCACTTGCCTTTTGAGCGTATCAGTTTGTTTTCAATCGGCACAATGGCATCATAACCACGATGTCGGAGCTGTTCCGCAACAGCATGTTCTTGTCCTGTGTTTACATACAAAACATACCACTTGATGTTCATCATCCTTGCTCCTTTGCTTTGAGCTTGTTGATTTCATCCATAAGCTCGTTGTAGAGCCGTGGGTTACTTTTCTTGATAGTGTCATAAAGCAGGCTCTGATTTTCCTCGAGGGCAAGACGCTTGTCTGACTTGACATCCGTGTCGGTCTTACGCTTGTATGTTACTGCTCTCGCAAGGGCAGTAGCCTGTCTTAAAAGGTCTTCGGCAGACACTTTATCGAATTGTCCTTCGTCAAGTTTTGATATGGCATCAAAAACCTTTTGTGATGCCATTCTCAAAATAGCCTCTGCAGGGTCAATTTCAGGATAACGCTCGGTTTCGGTGAGTATCATTCTGAAATTTTCCTGTGCGATTCGTAACTGCTGAGCGTTCGCCAAAAACCTTGATGCGTAACGGCTGACCGCCGCCTGTGACAACTGTTCGCCGTTATCAGCAAGGTATGACACAATTTCACGGTATGTCTGACCGCTGAAAAGCATCTGATCTACAGTGTCCTTGAGGTCAGAGGGCAGTTTGTCGATTTTTCCGCAAGCTCTGCGGTTGTTTCTGCCCATAGCTAAACCTCAACCGAGTTATCGGTGACGGAGCCTTCGAGGAGCTTAATGCCCTTTGATGAGAGTTTTGCCTCAAGTTCTTTATACGGCACATCTGCGATGTCGGCAGGCTCTTTTGTTTTGATATGACGGAGCAAGATGTACTTCGACAGAAAGAGGTAATTAACAGATGACAGGAAGTCATGTTCTGATACATTGCTGATTGCAAATTTGACATCAGACAGTTTTTCATAATTCACATGAAGTATGTTAATAGTTCTCAAAATCTGTCCGTTGTTCTGCACGAAGTTTCTTGCTTTGATTTTCTGCATATATGCCTCTGCATCATTAGTCATTGTTTTTACCTCCTCTTAAAAGTTCCAAAATGAGCTTGTTTTGTGTCTTTATTTCGTCCTTAACTTCGTTGATAGAGTTGTAGTAATCTTTTTTGGTCAAACAGTTTTCCTTTATTTGCTCAACATCAGTTTGCAACTTACCGATAGATTTGTTGACATCGGTTTTAATATCTTTTAATTCATCTTTCGTAACATATGACAGCTGAATTTCTTTGATTTCCTTGTCGTGTCTATCCGCTTCGTTAATTGTCCTTTTAAGAAAAAAACTGATAATAGCAATAGCTCCCGAAATGATAAGACCGAAGAGCCACCAAGTGTCTGACGCAAAGTTCATAAAAACTACTCCAAAAAAATAAGGTATCATTAAGTCTGTAACTTAATAATACCTTATAAAACCGTACTCCCGTAGAGGAAGAATATCCTATTTTTTCTTCATTGTTATATATCATCAAAAATACTTAACTGACCGTCAAGATTACCGTTTGAGCATATGATTCTCACATACCTTTCAGACAAATCATACTCTCTTGCGAGCTGACTGCTGTTGTATCCATTGTACTTCGCCTTGATTTCAGCATTGCGTTCAAGTTTTTGTAACTCGCTGTATTTTTGGATATATATTGTATCTCCACCAAATGTTTGACAGAGTTTAATATAGCTTTCAATTCCTATTATCTCCGCTATATCCCTTTGAGTGCCTACCAAATCATCAAGATTTATTTTCACCAGCCTTCCTCCTTTGAGCACTGTCAATGTACTTTTTAAGTTTCTCAATCAAGGTTACACCCTGATTATATGTCAGCCACCTAAAAGGCTGCTTCGATGTACAGTCAATTTTCAGCTCTTTTTTGATGATACCGCAGAGCCTGTCACCGAGCTTAGCCGTAGTCGGTTCTGTGTCGTATTTTTCGAGCTGATACATCAACTGCCAAACCTTTCTGCGTTGACCGTCTGACATTTTGCCTCTGCCGCTGTCCTCGTACTTTTTCTTTTTGTACGGTTTCGGCGGCTCTGTAAGATTCTGCAATTTAAGCCTCTCGGCAAGCTCAGATACAACCGTTTTATACTCATTCTCATCAAGACTGCGTATGCTTTCCTTTTGAGTAAGACGATAAACAATCGTGTGCAGCATATCGTTTTTGTTGCCCGATTCCAAAACACCGAGCCGTGCAGCTATCGCGTATATTCTTTGTGTCTGCTGTGGCTTTAACAAATCAATCACCTCAGCTTAAAGAAATCTTTGTGCTGTCCTCAACCACAAAACTGCTCTGTATCTTCGTTAGGATATCGTCAATATGGCTTTCATCCATTCCGTTAACGGTGAGCAGATTTTTGAAATCCTGCCATACTGCCGCCTCCGAAATAAGGTAAGCATACTCTCTGGCATCATCTTCCGAGATGTTTGTAAACTTCAAAATGTTGTTTACATCTTTATCATAATTGATACCTTTGCATTTCTTAACAAGCTGTTTGCGTTCGTCATCAGACACGCCGTTCATCTGTTCAATAACCTCTTTGACGGTGCATCTTACAAAATTGCCTTTCCACAAACCGATGAGCATTCTTTTTGCCGGAGCAGAGAGGGAGTATTCTGTCTTTTCCGTGACTGCATCTTTGTACGCTTTGCCAAAAATTGAGAGCAAAAATGAGTTGTATGTAATTTTGAGAGATTCCGAAGTTACCGCTGTAAGCTCTGATTCTGTGCCTGCATAATGGACACTTTTATATTTGGTGTTTTCAAGGTCTTCCGAGCACTGCATAATAATCTCTGCTTCGAGCTTGTCCTTGCGTGCTTTGAGTTTGCTCATATCTGCTTTAATGCCTGCAAGCTCATCAATCTGCTTTTTTAAATCAGTCATTCGTCACATCCACCTTTGCAAGTAATTTTTCGGCACATTTGCGGCAGATGATAACATTATCTGCAATGATTACATTTTCAACTGTACCGCAAAAGCGACAACAGGGAGCGGACGGTTTAATTGTAACTGTGCCGTTTGTACTGGTTTCAATGTCAACAGCATTGCCCGGAAACAATCCTGCTTCGCCTCTTATCTGCTTCGGCAGAGTAATAGAGCCGTTTTTGCATATTTTCTTTGATGTTTTCATAATTGACCTCCTGTTCAATATATATTGCTTAATATTGCCTATCCTCACTCTGCATTTACACGGACTTGTGACCGTTCCCAACAGGGAGTTGCATTAAGGCGAGCGGATTATATCCGCTCAAAAGCAGCTTGTATTGCTCTGACAAAGCCGTATAACATTGCCTTAGCATATTGTTTGTCAGTATCTTTCTCTATATTTTGTATAGTTTCAATCGTTAATGTACCTAACCTTCCAAGTCTGTCAATCGCACTGCCTGTTATAATGGTTTCAATCGTCTCGTCTGAAGATTCTACTGACATTATCACAACATTTTTTTGCTTAATAGCTGCTTTAGCTTTTTTTGCTAACAAATCAACCATTGTTAAGCCTGCCTGCTCACCGATTTCCTCTCCAAAACGAATATTGTAGTTATCCATTGTTATCCCTCCGAAATTTAATAAAATTCAATGTTTTCATTGTTAGCAATAAAATGTTTTTTCATTTTCTCAAAGTTTGTCCAGTATGAAAAATACTCATTGTAACTAAACTTGTCTTTAAGTTCCTGCTTAGCTTTCTTGCTACGAACTCCGTAAAGTTTGTAATCCTTTTCGGTGACAACTGACCGCTTTTTACAGCAATAAAATCTTCTGCGGATTTCACAATCCTCTGCAAGCCATTTACCACGAAATTCATCGTTTACATAAACAAGGATAGCATTTTGAAATCGTGATTTTTGAGTGAGTTTCAGAGATACTTTGTATCCGTCAATTTTAAGATTAACCGGCGGAGCAAATACATATGTAAGTGCTATGTCAACCTTTTTCCATTCTTCTTTTGTCATTATTGTTATTGCCCCTCCTTTTACTCTTTTTAATTTTTCGGCTTTCGCCACGGAGCATCCAACCAACCCATACAAGCAGGAGCACCATAGGCACAAAGCAAATTTCTCCGCCTGCTGTAAAGCTCCTTGCATGACCGAATGCGGCAGTCATTACTACTCCCGTGCTGAACCCTGCGGTTAGCAGTAACACAATTTTTCTTAACGACATTTTAAATCCCTCCAAATATTGTTAAAACACCTTGATACGCATAGCTTTTGCCATTGCTATTAAGCCCTCATAGGTGATATTTCCATTGTCTACGGCATTGCCAAACACATTGCTTGCTCCTCTGATGCCCTGTTCAGACCTTGATACACCAAGCAAAAAGTTCACTGCTCGTTCGTCCGACTTAATCGCAGGGAACAGTAACTCAATGTCACTGCTCTTAATTGCCGAAGTGTGTCTTACCTCGGTAAGTTTTGTGCGATTGCGAATCTGAGCAAAGGCTTCTTTGCTTTTACCCGTGTTTGTGACAGTTTCGATGTTGCCTACAAGGCAGATGCCGAGTAACGGGTTGCTGTCAAAAAATGCTCTGATAGCCTCAATGGTCTTAATCGGCAGGTGCTGTGCCTCATCAATGATGAGTACCTTGCGTTCGCCTTCAAAGCTATCTGCAAGTCTTAACCACATTTCGTCTTTGCGTCCTGTTGCGGTGATTTTTTGCGTTCTGCAAAGCAGTTTTAAAAATGCACTTAAAGTTACCAAGCAAGGATTTACAGACACATAAATCGCAGTAGCCGGATAATCTTCTGCATACTTTTTACAAGCCATTGTTTTGCCGATACCTGCATCGCCACACTCTATGGCAAGACCGCCCTTGAGATGACACAAGCGGATCGTGTCATAAACTTCCGTGCTTATACTTGTAGGCTTGTAGCTGTTAATGTTAAGCACCTGAGCTGATTTGAGATTCTCTGCAGCGGCTTTTGTTTCAAAAGTCTCTGTTAAAAACTTTTCAAAATCACTTAAATTACCGTTATAACGGTTGTTCAAGTAGGTTGACAAGGTTGCCGTTGATTTACCGAGAGCCCTTGCGGCTTTGATTTGTGAGCCGCACTCTTCGATAAAGTTCCTTAATTTCTTCTGTAATTCAGGATTGGCTGACATTACCGACATTTATTATTCCTCCTTTTGTCGCTGTTCAAGATTGCGTATCATTTTTGCTTTATCTATCGTTACGATGCTTGACTGACCAACTGCCATGGGCAATTGCTCTACCGTTTCATCGGCACGGTGTACTGATATAACTTTCGGATTGATTTCCTCGGCATTTGCTTTGTTTTCCTCAGCGGTTGCAAGTACAAGATTGAGTGCTGTTTCTTTGCCAAATGCGGTAATCTGACTTGCCTTGAGTTCCTGTTTGGTGAGTTTTTCCAAACTCTTGACCTTACGCAATGCCTGAGCAACTGCATCTTTAGATGCTCCGTAGGCAAGGACTGCTTCATTGTCTGTTGGAGCGGTCATTATGTAGTTATCATCAAGGTCATAAATTCTGACTTTGGATATATCCTCAGGATCATATCGACAGTAAACCGATTCGCCGAAATGGTTCAAGATGAGATCATCATTGTAGTAATCAATTTTCTCGCCTGCAACAGTAAGATGTACGCCACGCCTGCCGACTTTCTGACTTCTTGTGCTTCTCATTAACATCAAGTTAAGGTCAAGCTCTGAGGCAACTCGCTTTTCTTTGAGCTGTTCACGATATACCTGCATTCGGCTTTTACCGCTGTCTGAGCTTACCGCTCCACTGTAAGGCTTTTCATTCATATAGTAGGTTAGTATATCCTCAACTGCCTGCGTAAACTCATAATCCGTGGGTATGTTGTCGGTATCCTTGATTACCTTTTTAAGTCTTTCCGGTCGTTCGACTACATTACCGCCTGTATAAGTCGGAAACAGTCTTGAAAGTCGGTCTTTAACATCTCGAAATCGTCTTTCAATAATCTTTGCCTTCGCATTTCGTACGATAGCGTTTGTCATTTTAATGCCCAGCCGTTCAAAAACAGGCGGCGGTGCAAACTTGTCCTTTTGACTCTTTTTCAATCTATGACCAAGTCCGCCGACATCGAATGTCAGAAACTCTCGACCGTTATCTACATATATGTTTTCGGGTATGCCGTACTTAACTATGCCCTTTCGTAGAGCTATCAATGTAGCCTGCGATGACGGTGCATCGGTCACATAACAGCCTGTAAAAATACCCGAACGAGCATCAAAAAACGCTGTAAGATAAAGCCTGTGGATACTGCCGTTTTCGCCCTTTGTTTGCACATCAAATGTGTGGTTATCTGCAATCCACCATTCGTTTGACGCCATTCCTTCGTATGTCCTGCGTATGTACGGAGCACACCTGTCCCTAAAGGCTTTCATACCTTGCCGTCCCATAATTTCAACAGGCTTAGGTATTGCCGTTTGTACTTTCCTGTAAAACGATGCATAAGCAGGGAGAGGTAACAGCTGTGGAGCTTCTCGCTTAATCCACATTTCGGTGTATTCATAGCACGCCTGTATAGGGTGCTGTGCCTCATCAAGATAAAAACTTAAAAAGCATTGCCACACTTCTTCAGGAATTGACGATGTACCTTTTTTCCAACTTCCACGATTGTCAAGCAGTCCTGCAAGATCATCGGCTTTTAAAGCCTTTTTTTTCCGGTACAAAATTCCCTTCGATATGTTAAGGTCGGGATTAGCGACCTTTTGCAGTTGTACAAATTTTTCGGTCGCAGGCACTTTCTGCAACTTTGATGTTGCACAGTACTCATCCCAAGCGTTAAGTATCCTTATCCACTCAGCAATCTCTTCACGCTGTACCGCCGAAAATTCATCAAATTCCTTATGCGGTCGCTCCGTCTTGCGTTCGGGAAGCAAATCTTCAGGGATTGCTATTGCGTGCGATTTGTAGTATTTGAGTTGTTCCGAGTGGGATAGTTCATTTAAAGGTATCAAATACTTTTTGCGGTTGTTTTGATTAAAAGATACTTCACTTTTAAGAGAACCATCCAAAACAATCCTTTTAATATATTGAGCAGAACATCCTTTTAACTCTGCAACTTCCTTAACATTAAGATAAATCAAAAAATCACATCCTTTTGACCTGCCATCATCAGAGCAGTGAGGTCATTTCCTGCTGACCGCCTTGCGGCGGTTTCGGCTTTGTGGTATTATTAAAAAGAAAGGTGGTGAATAAAATGAAAGATTTAGATGCCGTAAAAGAAGGACTTAGCAATACTCTATACGAAAACGAACCTTTAGCAAGGGCAATTATTTCATATTTGGATAAATCCAACCCTAAAGCACATAAAGAAATAATTGATATTTTTGATAGAATTATTGAAGCTAAATTCAACCTCTATATTCAGGACTATAAAAACGATGATATTGATGATTTATAACTCAAACTCTTCAACAAATGAATTATCAATAAACACTTTTACATTGTTCTTATAGATAGTTACAGTTGCAATTTCTCCGATATGATAAAGTGCCAAATCCGGAAGATAATACTTTTTTCCTTTGATATGTAAACCATATCTTGATACCCTTTGTTTTAATACCGTAGGTTTTACTATACCTAATATTTTCATCCGCTGATTTTTCACTTTGATATCAGCGGATTTTTTTAGTTCTACAACTTCGTCAGGTGATAATCCTGTTTCCTCGTATTCGCAAAGCCTTTGTAGTGCTTCTCGTGTCTGACTTACTGATATTACCGCTGGGGTGAGATGCTTCCCTTCTTTACTTACATATAAAACGGGAGCAAAATCGTCCAGTTTTGATGTTATTCTTTGCATATTTCCTCCTTAATGTGACATTCCTTATTTGTGTAGTGCGTACATTCTTCAACTGTGCAATCTCGTGGCTGTCCCGTATCAAGAATGTAGTAACAAATCCAATAGCCTTTGTAGCTATTACTGTTTAGTGGTCTGCGGTGTCCGCACCCTTTACAGCGAGGGTTCACTTTATTACACAAAATGCTCTCTCCATAAATTCTTTGGCAGCGGCATTTCT